TTAATGTGTAAAGTCGGTATACTTATTAACGGACATTGGGTTTGGAAATCAGACACTGGTTCTGAATCTAATGTAGAAAAAGACAAAGGACATGCCTCTGATGCGTTTAAGCGCGCTTGTGTAGCTTGGGGTATAGGTAGATTCCTGTATCGTCTTAAAATACAAACCTTGCAAACCAAAGAATGGAAGGGTAAAGAATATCCCTATGTACCAGCTGATGGAGATAAAATCAAAGAAGATAAAATCTTATTTAATGGTGAAGCTTTAACTGCATATATTAATTGGAAAATAGAAAATGGAAAATAATAAACATTTGCTAGATTTAGTAGCAGTAGAGTCAACGTATGCATTTACTAACAATGATTATACTGACAAATTAACCAATGAGATTATGGATTACTTAAGAAATAAGTTAAACATTAATCCTAACTCAGACAAAGATGATATAATATATAGCCAAATATGGATGACTATATCATTACACAACAACAAAATCAGAACAAACTTAAATAAATAATTTAATCATGACTTGGAATTTAAACAACACAACAGACGCACAACCAAAAAACTTTAAAAAAGAGTACAAGAAGGTAGAGTATCTAACACAACCTGGTGCTTACAAAGTAACTATCAATGGTCAGACTGATCAAAATGATAGAGAGGATTATAGTGGCTCACCTTATATAGAGTTTAGTTTATACACAATGGATGGTAAAAAAACTAGAGCTAGATTCTGGGCACCTAGACCTGGTGATAGCGAAAAAGCTAGTGAGTTTAAAAGTAAATTATTAAAAGAATTTATGTTGAGTGCAGGTGTAAAATCATTTGACAACATGGACGAAGCTTTAGATGAGTGTATAGGTAAAACTATTAATGTATGTATGACTACTCGTGAATACATAACAACTAATAGAGATACTGGTGAACCTATTGTTAAAACAGCTCTTGACTATAAGTTCAGTAAAAAAGCAGGAGAAAACATTAAGTATGATCCAAAGTATAATAAAACACTTACGCCTGAACAAAGGCAAACATTTAATACTTTGCTAGATGAGTATACTGGTTCTCCTAATGTGGTAAGTCAGTCAGATGATGACGATAATCTACCTTTTTAAAAAATCGTATATTTGATGCATGAAAATTTTTATACCAGGTAATGTCCCTAGTTCTAAAAACTCAAAACGTTGGACGGGTAAAATGTTAATTAACTCTAAAACTGTTATGAAGTATATTAAAGAAACCAAGGGGTATTACCTAGAGTATAAAAAAGATTTTCAACAATTAACCGAAAACAAAGAATATCCTGTGACAGTATCTTTTCAATTTATAAGAGGATCAAAGCATAAGTTTGATTATATCAATCCAGCACAGACAGTGCAAGACCTAATGGTTAAAAACAATTGGATAGAAGATGACAACTGTGAGTATATTATACCGCATTTTGAACCATATAAATATGATAAAGAAAACCCAGGTGTTTATATAAGTATTATATGATAGACGCAAAATCATTGTCAATTATTAGAAAAAACAAAGCATGGACTCAGGATGTCCTTGATCACTATGGTGATGAACTATATGCTGTTCTGTATTTATTATTTTCAAAAAACAAAAAAGAAATAATATCTAAATTAAGAACTGCAGAGTTAACATTGTGTAGAAAGGCATTTTGTAATGTGCTTTGTATACAGCACGAATTGCATCCAGAAATAGTAGCAAAATTTATAAATAGAGATAGAACTTCTATACTGTATTATATTAACGGTCATGAAGCAGACTATGAATATTATAAAGATTATACTATTGCATATGATGCAGTTTCAAATCACATCAACGAAATACTAGATGTTAATAATATCATGAATTTCTATGATGAAAGAACCAAAGAGCTCAAACAAATTGAGATAATTAAAACCCGTGTTAATCAATTATCAAAAGAAAACACACAACTTAAACAACAATTAAATAATTTAAAATCAATTATCAATTATGGCTAAAAGAAAAACTCCAAAAGCTAAAGCAACACCTAACACAACTACTACAGTTACTATTGACGGTGCAGAAATCCAAGTTCCTATCTTGGTTTCCAACATGTTAAAAGATCAAAGACAAACTATTGATTACTTAGAACACATCTTGTTATTGTGGCACTACAAACAGTATGGCCCAAACAAAGATGAAATATCTAAAGATAAAATGGATTACCAAAATGAAATGGCTGCCTTTATACAGCAGTTTATTAAAGAGTGGGACAAAAGAATTAAAGCTTTTGAAGACTTTGATAAAAAAGCTGCAGAAAATGTAGAGAAAGCGCTTGACACAAAGGAAACTAATTAGTTATTTTTGTAGTGTCTTTCTTATGAACGTTCTGTTCATTTAGTTTTTCATTGTTTTGGTTGGTTGTGCGAATTCCTTATCAGGAGTTCGTACGCTAATCAAACAAACCTAATAATCTGATAACCAGATAAATGGATGAATTAGATAAAATACTAAACAACCAAGAAGAACCAATAGAACAACCTGTAGAATGGTGGCAACTTGATAAAATAGAATCTATACTAGATTTATGTCCTTATGAAGAATATCATAAACAAGAAATTTTAAACAACCCACCTAAAACCAAAGAAGATGCAAATCTATTATTATCAAAACTTTGGTTTGACCATATACCACGAGATCCAAAAGACCAATTAGACAAATGGATAAAGCTAGGAACTTTTTAAAAACCGATAAATATCATCTAAAAAAACTTATACCAGGCTATAAAGTTAAACCCAGTTTAAAAGGAAAAACATTGGTTGCATTGCCGTTTGCGGTAAAAAATCCAACCTTAGTTGTTTATAAATCAGAAAATTACTATATTAACCCAGGAAGTCCTTTGCTACACAAAGAAACTTTTGATGACAAGTTTGGCAGAGATAAAAAATATACATTGTACTATTATGAATATGTAAGTAAAAAGAATGATAACCAATTAAAAATGTTTTAATATGTCTAAATACAAGAATCATAAAAAGAAATCAAAAGCTATTCTGCTTGCATTAGCAAGGTGGATGGAAGAAAGCGACTTTGACTATGAAATACAAGATTTAGAAAAAGCTTTAAATGAAGCTAAAGATTATTACAAAAACTATCTTGATATGAAAGAATTACCAAGATACCAACCAGACATACAACACGAATTTTATAAATAATGAGTAGAAAGACAATTGTGTTTGAGGGCGGTGTAGACAACATTCGCACTCTAGCAGACAACAGCCTAAGAGTTTCATTAGGCACACCAGAACTATCACCAGAAACAGTAGGAAACTTATACAGCATACTTAAACAACCAGGGTTTGTTGTATTGTCCACACAGCCTATATCACAAAAACAAATAGATGCAGTTGAGGCTGCTAGTATTGACATGGAGTTTGATACAAAAACACCAGCACAAAGAATGCGTGCAGTTTTATACAGACTATGGGAACAAACTTCACCTAAAGAAAAAAATGAAGAAGGCACTACACAGTATGTAGAGTTTGAATTATTTTACAAACGCAAAATGAATGAAATTATTAACCATTTAAAATCTAAACTAGACTAATGGACGTAAGGACAGAAATAAGAATGGCTTGTGATTCTATAAAAGAATTACTAATACAAAAAAATTTAAACTATGGCGACAGTGCATTAAAACCAGCTAACATATTTGCTAAAGGATCAGCCGTAGAAAACCTTTCTGCTAGGATTGACGACAAGTTAATGCGAATTGCTAACAAAGGTTTAGATAAAAATACTTTAGATACAGTAGACGATTTAATAGGATATTTAGTACTTTTGAAAATAGCTATTAAAGAAGAATCGTAATGAAGGTAAGAATTGAAGTAGAAATAAGTGATTCCAATATAATGGACCCACATGCGGAGTTAGTTGCACAGTTATACGAACAGTGCTATGAATGGATAAACAACGACACTCCGCCTTTGCTTCAATTTATTGTTGAGGATTCAGAAATAGTAGAAGAATATAACACATCTTGGTATAGTTGGACAGATCAATTTGATGACACTATAAACTAATGGGAGTATTTAAACAAAAAGTTATACACCATTATATAGATAAATATGGTAATGAATGTAAAAAATTAATTTTACCTAAAATTATTAATACAGATATTACTTTTGAATTGCAATTCGGTCTAACTCCACCAAAAGAAAATAACAAATCACAAAGTATTATTTGTGAATATGAAACACCTAAAGGAATAAACTAATGCCGTATAATTTCTCATCAAACCTACAAGTTAACTTAGGTCAACAAGCTGTTTTTGGCGCTATAATTGTTATATGGCCTGATCAAGCAGATCTATCAGCTATGACGCCAGTACAAGCTAGCGATACATTAACAACACAAGTTCCTGTTGTAATTCAAAATAATTTTAGCCCTAGTATTATACAGGCGCCACCACCACCAACTACATTTGCTGGTACAGCATCTACACTTTCAATAGGAAATCTTGGTATTGAAGTATCTGGAGAAGATATACCAAGTTCAATAGATCTGTCTGAACTATGATACTTTAACGTTGTAATTTAACTTAGCTTGTAGTCCGTTATATTCACTCCAAACAAAAGCAGAAGCTTTTTTAATATTACCAACATATCCTTTCATATCGTGCCACTCATCTGTAGCAGCCATAGAAGAAAGGTTTCTAACTGTTAATCCATTTAACTCTTCAACGGCCTGCATCTTGTAAGCTTTGTTAGTGTGTAAATGACCTCTATGTACCTCAACATAACGAACATCGCTCCAAACATCTCTATATCGCTGTGACACTATGCCTGGTAAGTCATTAAGTTTTGGACCATCACCATGGTCGTTTATAATTAAATTCTTACCATACTTGTATGATTTCATCATAGACATAGAGTTGTCAACTGTAACGTTTTCATTTTGCTCATAAAACATTTCTAAAGCATCACCTATATGCATCATTGATTCACGATCATGATTGCCTGGTATAACACATACATGAACAGGTGCAACCTCCTGTAAAAAGTTTATTACACTTATAAGCAACTTTCTTCCGTGCCTATATATATCCATGTGTTTGTCCGTGTTAAACTGTGGTGTGCCCTTAGTTGTGCTAGGTACAGGCCAATCACCATCTGCGTTAAGAAAATCGTTACCAGCTACAAATAATATTTGATTTATAAAATAACCGCTAGCTCTTTTAAGAAGATGATCAACAGCTGACATCATTCTTTCTTCAGCTATTTTTAGATTATACTCATCACCATCAATGCCTATTTTACCCAGGTGTAAATCAAATGCATTTATTTCTAACAAATGCGGATCGTCATCCTTGTAACTTGATGGTCTTACTATAGGATTAGGTACATAACCAAAAAGAGGAACCAAGTCTTCAACCAGTTCCTCTCTTATCTTTTTAACATTAAGCAGTGGGTTTAATTTTTTTAACCATGCTTTTGTTCTAAACATTGGTATAGTTATTGGGTTTCTTTCTTTATCAAACCCTGTAACTTCATATGTGCCTATATCATATTTATCTACTTCCCAAACTTCTAAGTCTACTTTACAAGCTCTTAATAAATCATCCAAAGATTTTACTCTTTCTGAATCTTCACAAGTTACTACTGCGCCCTCTTTGTTTTCTACAAAAGATGTTTTCTCTGTAACTTCAGCAGGCGCTGCATCTTTTCTTATTGATCTTGCTACACTTCTAACATGTTCATAGTTGGTATTAAACTTAGCTGCTGTTTCAGCATACTTGCTGTTAAGAAGTTCTGGATTTTCTAACAGATATTCTTTAATCTGTTTTCTTAAAGGTTGTATTTTGTCTTGTTTCGTCTGGCCCATAACCTAGTTGCATTAATAATTCTACGTTAATCGGCTTGAAGGTATGGTTTTTTCTTAGCCCTCTTAACTTTGTTAATGCACGATTTATCAACATATCATTGTTAATAATGTCGTTAGGTTCGCCCTTTACTATTACTCTTTCTGCTTTGCGAATGCTTTTATTTTTGTCTTGAAACGTCCACTCGCTTAACCATATTGGAAGTTTTTTATGCATCTTCTGTTAAAATATAATATGGTAAACTAGTAGTTTGACTCATAGCATATATGTAATAACGATCTTTGCTGTTAGCGGTTAATTTAAAACCATCTGTTAATGGAGCAATAACAGAACTTAGTTCATAAAAACCATTTGCCGCTAAACTGTTAAATGATGGCAATATAGAACCAGGAAAACCTTTAAATCCTGACCACAAATTTGATGGTGTTACAGGAATTTTTTGTAGTCGTAATGAATTCTCAACATCTACTAAAGTAGCGTATGTCAAGAAAAACCGTACATTTACGGAACCGCTGGTATTATTGTGTACTGCTGCTCCTAATAAATTTAATCCTTCTGTACTGTCAAAAATAAGTTTTGGATTATTAACGCCTATAACACCTGTTGTTCCAAACCTCATGCCACCGCTTGCGCTTCTAGTTTGCGAAGGAGTTATTTCAAATGGTATAGAAGATGGTGTACTTATTCTTGTTGATGTAGCAGTTGTAGTTGTTTGCGTAGGTGTTGGTCTTCTTTTGCCTATAACACTACCTTTAGTTGCAGGGCTTTTTGTTTTTCTAGTTGCCATCGTAATCTATATATTCTATATAAACTTCTTCACCATTAGTTATCGCTGTTGCAATACGAGGATAAATCCTTTTATACGCATTAACACTTTTACCAATAAACCCATCAGGTAATAGTTGGTTGTTTTCTTGACTATCGGCAACAAGCAAGCACCCAGCAGTATGTTCATCAGTGTTTCCAGTGTGAATAAGTATATACTCAAAATTAGGAACATCGGTAACATGAAGCATACCGCGGTGTATACCAGGATATTTTTTAGTATATCTTTCATGAAATCCACCTTCTTTTCTTAGTTCTATTTTATATATGCCTGCAGGTACACGTGTTTCACCACGCACCTTTAATGCTCTTGCTTCATCCTCTAACGTGTAAGCAAGGAACTTTCTGCCTATGTCTGTAACCTCAAAAAGCAGACCATTAGTTGAATCTGCTTCTGAGCTAAAACGTAAAACTTCTAATTTCATATTATGCGTCTAACGCATCACATAATAAAAACTCAGCTTTTTGTGCTGCTGTTGCTGCATCTAAATCTAAGTTAGCAGAGCTATCTCCAGCTCCATCTATATCTATAGGTGAAAACATAGCTTCTCCTGGTTTTAGATCAGCAATGATGTCGCCATCTGGTTTAACAGATATAGCATAATCCGTGTCTACATTTTTAATAAATGCATATACACGATCTTTATTATGTAAAGCTATATTAATTGTATCATCACTTGTTCCAGCTAATACTTGTCCTGCAGTAATTGCTTGACCTGTAGTCTGCGATGCAGAAGTAAAGCTTGGACTAAATGTAAATACTACGCTTCCGTTTTGATCAGTTAATGTAAAAGTTCCACTTACCGATACACTTGATGATAATGTTGCCATAAATATATATTTTAAGCCGCAGAGTCTATCTCAACAGCAAAGTATTCTACTGTAACAGCAGCAGTGTTTGCACGTGCTGTTGTTGTTCCTGTACCTCTAATTATAGTAAATAAAAATTCACCTGGTTCTAATACGCCAATAATATCATTGTCGCTACTAGCTCCATCATAAACTGTAACATAATTAGTGTCATCTAAATTTCTTACCATAACAGCTCTACCGTGTCCAGGCGCAGCCATAATAGTAGCATCTGAACCAGTTGCTACATCAATACGTCCTGACGCAATTTGATCTACACCAGTAATATTTAATGTAAATGACTGTGACGCAGAAGATGTAAATCCAGTAGCAGACGACGCCGTCATACTTAGAGATCCATTAAATGTGTAATTTTGAGCCATTTTAATTCAATTTAAATTCTTTTTACAAAAGTAATAAATAATATTTAATATCCACCACCACCTCCACTACTACTTGTAGTGCCACCGCTAGTGTTATTATTATTGCTAAACCCTGACGATGGTGTAGCTGCCGCACCGTGTGTAGCGCCACCCATATATCCTACTTGTCCTTGATAAACATGAGTGTGGTATCCTGATAAACCATTAGCAGCTGCATAAGCTAAAGCTTCAGCTACTGTGCTATATAATGGAACGCCACCTATCATTGTTAATACAGCCATTATTTTTCTTTTTTTGATGATCCTCCAAAGAAGAAATCAATTATTGTATTTACTTTAGATGACATTGCTCCAAAAATTGTAGAAATAAAACTTATTTCAAACTCGCCTAAGTCTAAACTTTTAGTTACAAAATAACTAAACATAACAAATGTTATTCCAAAATATGCTACTGTAAATAATGTAGCTAATACTTTTTGTATAAGCGCATCATCTTTATACATGTCGCGTGCAGACTTACGATCTTCTACTTCTTTAGCAAAAGCTTCTTTCTCTGCATCTAACAAAACTTTACGCAACTGTAGTTTTGCTTCTTCTCTTTCTTTATCAGTAGTAATTACTTTATCTAGTATGCCCTCAGCATTATCAACTACCTTGCCTAATATACCACCCAATAGATTTTGTATCATTTCCCTTGCCCTTTATATTGTTTCTTATAGCCATTTTGACTACGACTTGCATTCTTACTATGCACGCCTGGTCTTTTAGTTCTTTTTTTTGCCGTGTACTTAAACGATAATCCCTTTGCCATCTTTTACTTTGTTTGTCCAGTTTTCATTCTTTTCTAAAAAAATAGGTTTTGCTTTTTCTTTCAAAACATTATTTTGTTTTATACATATACAAATTTCTTTTTCACATGTTGGTTTGCCACAATGCTCTAAAGCCTGTTCATAACTCATATTTCTAGTGTAGTCGTAATAATATTTACTCTTATCCATGTTGCTCATTTAGTCTTGACATTCTTGCGCCACAACAACACATATTTTTATCAGCCATCCTGCCTCTGTATTGACCACCATGACCATATTTACTTACTCTACCTTTTTCTCTTTTTTCTTTAGCGGCTCTTGCTCTATCTGATTTACTCAATTGACTCCAGGTTTTAGGTGTATCTTTACTAATTCTTTTTGTAGGACGAAAAGTATTTTCACCCTTGCTGTAATCTTTATTACCACGAGGTGTGCGCCAGTCTTCTTTAAACCAACGTTTAAGCGCTAATCCTTTTTTAGTTTTACGTACAGCCATCTTAATCTAATTGTCTATACATACCACCGCCTTCGTACTTCATTCCTTTAGCAGCTTTCTTTTTACTTTTATTTCCCCAGTTAGCAGCACCTACCTTACGACACTTAGCCATCGCACCACTTCTGTATGCAGATGTCTTAGGTCCGTATCTTGATACTACTTTATGATAACAAGCGTCTTTTGGCATCTTAATCTAATTGCGGAAGCATTCCTCCTGATTTGTACTTCATACCACTGCGTGCCTTTTTAGGTTTGCTGTGTGTATATCCTTTTTTCTTATAATCTAAATGATCTTGCATAGTATTGGCCATAACAGTTTTACCAGACTTACTATACATTTTATGTTTTTTAAATTTCTTTGCCATGTTAATCGTGTTGCATTCTTATTAAACCGCCTTCAGAGTGACATTTCCATCTCCTGCGGGCAGCGCAAATTCTTTTCTTTGGAGTTTTACTACAATTAATATTATGCATTTTCATTTGTCCTTTACTACGAGAACAATATGACTTTCTGCGTTTTGCAGCTTTACTACCTTTTTTAACTTTACCAGTAACAGCAGTCTTTAATTTACTACCTGGGTTAGCTCTTCTATATGCAGCTACACCAGCTCGTGTCATTCCAGCTCCAGACTTTGTAGATCTAAAGTTCTTTTTATTACGAGGTGGCATTTTTTTACGAGCTCTTGGCATTACTCTAGTCTTATTATAGTTCTATTAAACTTAATGTTATTATCATCTATAATCAAATGATAAATACCTACATTCAAATACAATGAATTTATATTCTTGTATTCATTAACTAAAGCTCCCTGTGAATTGTACACGTGTACGTTTACAAATTTACTAAAATATATGTTACCTTTTGTAGGATTTGGATATACATCAGTATTTAAACGTTTATGATTTTGTATATCTGTTGGGCCAGACCATCCATCCGCACAATAATCATATAAATAATCACATGTGTTATCCCATTCTACATCACAACAATATTCATCTACATCTATCACCCACTCAAAACACTCGTTAGGAATATAATATATATCACCAACGTTGCAACCAGCACTATAATAACACGAACTGTCTGCCACGTTAGCAAGCGGATCGTAATTAACAGCGGTCGCATCAGTGCAGCCAAGCATAGGATAAATACAGCTACCATTATCAGTATTTGCATTGTCATCGTAATTAAGTGCTGTGCTATCTGTGCATCCATAATAGTAAGGTATACAATTTCCATTATCAGTATTACATGTATCACAATAGTTCCACATAGTTGGATCAATACATCCAAATATTACAGGCACACAAGTCCCATCATCTGTATTAGCTAATGGATTGTAGTTAAAGGCTGCGCCATCAGTACAACCTTCAACTACGGGCGTGCACGACCCATCATCCGTATTTGCCAAAGCGTTGTAATTAAAAGCCGTACTATCTGTACATCCTAATACAACGTCTATACATGTACCATCATCAGCATTTGCTAATGGGTTATAATTTATTGCATCTATATCCATACAACCGTATACAAATGGTATGCATGAGCCATTATCAGTATTGGCTAGTGGATTATAGTTAAACATAGTATCGTCAGTACATCCGTATACAAACGGTATGCAGCTTCCGTTATCGGTATTTGCAAGTATATTATAATTAAACATACTAGCATCTGTGCAACCGTATATATAAGGTATGCATGTATCAGGTGCTGTAGCTAAAGGATCGTAATTAAACATCATTGGGTCCATACATCCATATACATAAGGTATGCAAGAACCTGGTAACTCAACATTTGCTGTAGGATCATAGTTATATGCAGTACTGTCCATACATCCTAATACAATAAGTGTAGCACAGCTACCATCATCATAATCATAAGAAGCATCGTATTCTAAATATATAGGATTAGTACATCCTGGATTGTAGTAACAGCTTCCATCATCTGTGTTTACCGTATCATTATAATTAACAGCTACACTATCTATGCATCCATATGTTCTCTCTATACAAGTGTTACCGCAATAAGGTTGTCCTATAATAGGAAAAAATGGTGGTATAGGATTGACAAATCCGCCCTCTATATCTATTGCATAGTAATCTTCAGAATACAAGCTATAGCCACATTGTACTGCAGTAAAGTCTGACTGCTGTGTTATTTCAAACACCGCCCTAACAGGATAGCCTGCTGCTAAATTTATAAAGAAAGTAGTATCAAAACCATCTATCAATGTGTATGTTCCAATATCTTGATAGTTAAATGGTGGTATTAAACTAGTTGCTTGTGCTAGTTTTAAAGAAGAACCAGCCCAGCCGTTTCCAGCCAAGTCGGTTAATTCTAACTCATGCATACAGCTATCTATATTTATATCTGTGTTAGCTGAGTCTATATAATTATATGCTAGCGAATCTGTACATCCGTATATTCTTGGCGTAAAACACATGCCAGTGTCTAATGTAGCCGCTATGTCAAACTCTACATAGCTAGGGTCCATACAACCAAACACTGGAGGTGGCGGAGGACATCCTGACGTATATATTGTGTCATATATTTGATAACCAAAATCAGCTACAGGTAAACTCCATATAGTATCACCACATTGTTCTATATAAACAGAACCATCATTACCACCCCATAAACTACCAGCAATACCATCACCATACAGATCATCTATAACAATATAAAAGCTATCAATGGGCGCACAAGCTGCAGCGTATTGTGGTTCGTAATCAATAATACCAGTATAAGGACCACCTTGCATTAAGGTATCACCAAAAAAAGTCATTATATACCAAGATGTTTCTTCTGGATATTGATCAGGATTTATTGTAACATTTAAACTCCATGTGCCTGGAGGGCATTGACCAAAAGCTGCTGTAACAGCAAGCCAAAAAATTAATACAAATATGTATGATAGTTTTTTCATTATATTCCCCATTTAGCTTTTACATAGTTAATTAAACCTGATCTTTCAGTATCAGAAAGAACCTTATTAAATACTCCGATTTCTCCTATATTACCACCATAAGCGGCTCCACTATCAGACTCTGCACCTATATGTGCAATTCTTAAGTTTGTACTTTCATCTCCTGCGCCACCTCCACCATATGTAGCGCTAGCTATATGTCCTGTTTCATCATATATATTAAAATCTTCTGCTGCATTTTTAGTAAATATATATAGATGTGTATTATTATCTAATACTCTTGCCTCTGTACCATCGCCTGTTTCACTTACTAAATCTGAATCTACAGTAAATACATTTTCTGCTGCATTGTCTGTATCTCCATCTACTTCTCCATTAAACTGTATAGTAAAAGCTCTGTTTGTTGCGTGTACAATTTTATTTAATGGAGTGCTTTCTGTTCCTGCAAAAGTAACATCAGATTCAGACACATCGTCTTTTTTAATTACATAAAAAACTGTAAATGTTTCACCAGTAGTTACATATGTATTGTCTAAATTAAATCTATCATTTGACCCATCAAAGTGCGCTGATCTTAATGACATTGAAGATGTGTCTATGGTTGGTTTTTTGCCAGATGTATGTCCTTGTAAATTATAATCACTACCAGCATAACCTAAATTGCCAAGTTCGGGGTAACTAGAAAAATCTGTAAAAGCACTACCGTGTACAGCAATAGTTGTAGAAAAATCATACCATAAATCTAACTCTAATATAGTTTGTGGAAAAGATATACCTACTCTGTCCATTATATTTTGCTCTGCCTCAACTCTATCATTATCGGATAATGCTTCGTCAAATACTGCACATTCATATAAGTTACCACCAAAAGGTGTGCCAGACGCATCTTGTGTACCAAATTGATTTATTACAAAATCATTTGTTGGATCTACAATGTTTGTTTGCGAAAAAACTTGCACGCCATTCATGTATGCTATAATATCATTATCAGAATTATTTATTATTGTTACCAAATATGGTACGCCATTTGGTCTTGCGGTAGAAAACGTTGCAGCTTCTATACTTTGTCCAGCACTTGCCCCACCTCTTCTCCATCTAAAATCTGTATTATTATTATGAAATCTTAACCATGTATTGCTATGACTACTACTTCCTAAGGTTGTATCATAATCCGCATCAAGATCTTCTAACACCATCATTATAGTACAAGCATTAACTGTTAAAGAAGCTGCGTTATAATCAGAATCAACAACTGTTAACTTATCTACATTGTCATCTGTAAATGCTAAATAACCATTTGTAATGTTTGGTTCTTGCGCATCTGTAGTTTGTAATGCGTTCTTATTATTACCACTAGAGTCAGTCCAATAAATATCTGTATCTCCATCGCTATCAGCATCAGGAGTTGTTATAGTGTTAAACTTCCACCACAACTTTAAACTAGTTAAAGAAGTTAATTCAAACGCAGGCAATCCGCCCGCAGTAATACTGTTGGCTAATCCTAACATAATTAAAACTTGCTTATTATTAGTTCATCAATATAGTCTTGTATTTCTTTTCTTGTAGCTTGTAGGGTAAAGCTAAGGTCTGCTTGAAATCTTTTTACCTCTTCACCATCATCAAATATTATAATAGTAGGCACTACTGCTATTTGATATTTTTTTTGTAGGTCATTATTGTCTATCATATGCGATTGCTTATCACAATCACCTAATTTATCAAACCACTCTACATTGTTTTGTTCATTCCATGTTGCATTAAATTGCATCGCGGTCACTTGTGCCGAGCACGTAACACAGACTAGCAACGATAGCAACACTAATAAGTATGTCGTAAATATTTTCCATTTTGTTTTGGTTGTTTTCATTATCTTAAGTTGTCAATCTTATCCTCCATTCTAATCATACGCTCTTCTAGTTTTTTTACATCATCACGCGTTTCCATAATGGTATTTCTAATATTAACATCTTTCATATCAAACTCCATTTTAGAAACTTCAGGAGCTGGAAGCTCTTTAGCTTCTGATATGTCTGCTTGTAAAGTAAACCACATGCCCACAAGCGTAAAGATAAGAGCTGCTATACCAGCTAATGTTTTTATACTTATTTTAAAACTTGTGTCTTCGTTAAGCTCTTTCATTATCTTTTACATTTTTTTGAACAATGACCAAAACAAACTTTTCCGAAAGTTAACTTGTACATTAATTCACAAATAAATTTTTTCATCTTAAAATATTATATAGTTAATACCAAATTTAAAATCATACCATTCTCTATTCCAATACTTATGGTATTTACCTTCCACAAAGGTACCTAAATGTTTGTTTATTTTCAAACCAAAAATTAAACCACCAGAATAGTCATACCATTGTTCATCATTATTGTAGTTGTGATAGGAGTATTCTCCGCCATTATTATAATGATAAGGAATTAAATTACCCCAAGTATGTAACCAAAAGTTTTTCTTATACGTATAGTAATCAAAACCCACAACTAATGAATACACAAACTGATTATCTAGCTCGTTTCTTTTCTTTTCTACATACTCCTCTAATACCTGTGGTATTATTACCTGTTCCCATACATCTGAACTAGTAGCAACTATATCACCATTCGGATTCATATATTGTTGATCGTATACATCTATACTATATCCTTCTTGTATAGCTAAATATGTATAGTGTAGATTGCCGTTAGAAAGCAACCATTCGTCTAAAGGATTATATCCATAAGGTTCTGCTAGTCTAGTTACACCACCAAAATTAAACGATAGTTTTTTATTACCTCGTATTCTAAAACGCTGTGTTGCTTCATAGTATTCTATATCAGCAAAACCATCTTTCATATATTCTACTTTTGTCATCCATAATGGCTTAACATATCTAAGAAAATGATTTTGATTTATATACTCTACACCTTCTTGTCTTCTATAATCTATTTCAAATAAGTATTCAAAAGGTGACAGACCAATAGTTGCAGCATCACTATACGTAGTTTCAGTTCCATCTTTAAATGGACTTGATGCTTCATATTGAAATCTTTTTATTTTTCTAATACCAGCCGTTAAAGAATAATCATATGGTGTTTCTTCTGTACTCGTAGTTAGTATGTCCTGTACATTGTAAATACTACGATCTGATAATGATGTACCACCATTAGCTGCAATATAAAATGTAGAAAATTTAAATAAATTTTTTATTTGCGCTTGTGTGTTTACGCAAAACAACATAAGTATTATTAAAATTAATCTATTCATGGTGTAAGCTAGGATATAAATTATCGTAATACTCTTGTAGTAATGCTATTTCTGACGCAGACAAAGCCCTATCATAAACAGATATAACTGCAATCTCTCCAGAATAATCTGAAGAATCAGTAGAAAAAGCACCTATATGTTCTATTTGAAATCCTGTATTACTTGGGTTTTCTGAATTATCTGGATAACCCGACTGACCTCCTGTGCCTGAACTGTTTAATAAATCTTCACCTATTAAATCTTGAACATCATATAAATATACTTTTTCTTGATTGTCTGTAGAATTTTTTTCTTTTACTAAAGCTAAAAACTCACTTTGATTATCCAAAAAAGAAATAGTAGCACCTCCTTTATCAACAGGCGTTCCTCTGCTACCTACAGAATATGCAACAGTATTGTTTGCTCTAATTTGATTAAAAGTATTTGCACTACCAGAACTATTAAATCTAATTAAAAGTGTATTTGCATTAATTTTTATTTGATTTGTACCGCCACTAGATCCTGCTATTATACAATCATTACTTGGATTGCCGTCTGGCCTATGAACAAATATTACACTAAAATCTCCATTAGTTGTGGTTATAGCTGAACTCAAAGCCATTCTATCGTTACCGCCATCAAATTTTAAACAAGATCTATGTACTTTCCCTAAACCACTTGAATTAAGACCTTCAGGTCTTTTAGCTGGATCTGTAGGTATAGTTAAAGATCCACCACCAGAACCTTCGTTTACAACTTTTAATTCATCTGTTGTCCAATCACTAAAATCTCTTAATCCTGTTCCTGTCCCTGCTGATCCTGATCCGTGTACAGTTTGATATTCACCAGCTACAATTTGTATTGTATCTTCTGAACTATGTGCAGACTGCGTGCCAGCAATATTTCTTGTAACATTATGTAGTATTGTTACATCGCTACCACTAGTCGTGAATCCTGAAAAAGAAAAATATTCACTATTTACTAAAACAACACCTGCATCAGGGCAACTAGCGGTGTCAAATTGATGACTAGCTAGTAATCTTATATTATTACCTACTGTAGCGCCAGTGCTAGCTATTGAATCATTTATTTTACCAGCATCTGTTTTTATTGGAAACTTTGATGTTCTGGCAACTTTTGTAAAATCAAAATGTATAAGAGGTGCGCCTAGGTCATGCAAAGGATCAAAGGATTTTCTGTGGGGATTTTCTAACCCCATATGTAATCCCATATGCATAACTCTACGATGCTTGATTGTTAAGTCCTGGATGCGCACCTGAAGCAGGAGCTACATACGCAATACATTTACCCGTGTTTAATGTAACTGCTGTAAACCTACCATAGATAGTTACACCTGTTGGAAAAGTATCTGATGTCGCTACAGCTTTACCAAATGCTCCAGCAGCTCCTGTGTTAAGATAAGCCGAAAACTTTCCGCTTTCTGCGTAAGGAGTTAATGTTGTAAAAGTACATTCTGAAAGCATTGTAATTGCAACAACATGATGTGGCACATCACCTGCAGTAGCTAGATTCTGTACTGACTCATCACTTGATGTTGCGTCTAAATAAGCAGCACCAAAGTATCCTGTAGCTACTGAAAATAAATCGTTATTATTAGCCATTGTTTTTTATTTAATTACCTATGTATGCTATTACAGCTCCCTCGCTTAATGTCAAAGCAGTCCATCTGCCAAATATTGTCATCCCTTTAGGTATCTGATTACTTGAGTCCATAGCGTCACCACCAGTACCAAGCGTAACAGTTTGTGTACTAGCATCGTGTATAGACGCAGGCGTTCCTACATAACCTAAAGATGCATTGCTAGTATCTGCTACTAAAGCAGTAAACTTAGCATTGTCAATTATTTGTATTGCTACAAAAACTTTATTAGTAGGTGGTTTAATTTCTCCTGTAGTATCAGAAAATATACAACCTAACTGTCCAAATTGATTTTTATATAGCGTATCTACGTTTGCCATAATATTATTTTTTACAAATATACTAAATTTACCTTACTCTATATTCTACTTCCCTTTGTGGTTCTTTGTCTTTTTTTCTACCAGAAGGTTTAAGTTTAGTTCTCCAATAAGAATATACAGGTGGCTGTGCCATAAACTGTACTCTGCTTGGTATAAACATAGCATTTTGATTATTTAAAAACTTTTTTGTTTCTTTTGTAACTTTTTTAGAATATGGGTCATCTTCATCACCAGCTATACCCAATAACATAATACCCATAAAGAATATTCCCACACCATTGAGATGTCTGCGTATTGCATCCTTTTGATATTTAGGCAATGTTTCGTAGTCAGACATTTTTTTCTTACCCTCCATAACATCTTGTAAGAATTTTATACTACCTGTGTAGGAGCCTATTTCTGGGTTGCCAAACCTATCTATATACTCACCACCCCAACGTTCTCTAAGCAGGGTAATAAAGTATCTCTTAAACTGTAATAAAGCTCTACCCCAAGAATATAACTGTAATCTTCTTTGATCCATTGGAGAGTAACCAAACCCTTGTTGTTTTTTAACTTCGTTAATTAACATTCTTAGCTGTGCATCTGATAGTGCATTAGCTTCATCCACAACAATAAGGTTACCATCCTGATCTACATCGTATGCATTGTATTGTTTTTCTGTTAACATACCTAGGAACATTGAACCTTGTATCCATTTTTCCGATAAGTCTAATGGCATAA